TATCTGACAAATACGATTCTGTTTGTTGACAATCTAAACAACGAGTTTTCATTGCTTTTTCCGATACTTGTTTTGATGTGAGATCTTTGATATATTCCGAATATTCCATTATATTTTAATATGTGTTTATTTTTTTATATTTTTTTATTTACAATAATGATTCAATTGCTCTATTTTCGTCACGTCTTTTATTTTGGTGTGTAAAGTAATTTGTAAAAGCAGCACCGCCGCTTTGACATATCATCGGTCTAGGATAAAATGAAACGCCTCTTGAATGAATATCAATTGTTTTTAGTTGATTGTTTAAAATCGCCGCTCTATTTTTTTCTTCTTTAATATATTCATTAATTAAATTTTGCTGTTCTTCTGTAATTATATCTTCACCCCTGTAAACGGTTGTTGAATTTGTTTTTTTACTACAAAATATATAGTAATAACCTTGTTTTACGCCTCCAGAATTATATGTTGGATGCGACGAGGTTTCTGATGATTTTGCTTCTAAAGGTATAATATTATTGGTTTCGGTTTTAATAAAGAAATCAGGCGATGAATGCGTTCCAAAGGGTTGTTCAATGAAGGATTTTGAGGGCATGTCAGAGAGAAAATTGGTGTTTTTATTTACAAAATCTTTTTTATGAAGTTTTTTTTGTGGGTTATATTTAGCATATCCATGTTTTTCCATAACCGAGGCGATGGCTTCTTCGTGTTTCGCGAAGTTATGAACCATTCCTGAAGCCGCCGCATAATTTTTAAAATACGGCATTTTTAAAAAATCCGTGAAAAGTTGCTGGATAGGTTTAGTTGTCATGGTTACTCGTTTTAATAGAATAGTTAAAATTATATTTAATTAATAGTTTAATTGTTAAATATAATTCAATTTTTTGTTGGTTGATTTGTTGGTTTTGTTGAGAAGGATTTTATAAACCCCAGCGACCCATCATTTGTAATTTAAATCTGTTTGTTGGTTCAATATACCACCTTTTTTTACTTTTATCCCATTTTGCCCCCATTTTTTTGCCTTCATCTTTTTCATTGTAAGGGATATTTAAATAAATTTTTTTTATTTTTTTATCTTGATAAGGACAACTTTCAACTCCTATCGCTAAATTTGCCAATCTATCGGCATTTTCATTGCCCACTGAATGTTTATCTCTTAAACCCGTGTGGGCTTTTATATGTGTAAATTTTATATTGTCATATTGTTTACAAAATAAATATGCCGCCTTAACTATCTCTAGATTAGGAATTGGTTTTTTTTTATCATTTGGATTTTTCCACCCTTTTTGTTCACATTTTTTTCCGTAAGTCGTACAACATCTTATTGCGTACGATGAATCGCTATAAATATTAACCAGTATCCCATTGTCTAATTCATCCCTTAAAATGCTCAATGCTTTGACAATTGCTAGTAGCTCAGCCCTATTATTAGTTTGAATGCCGGTGAAAGATTCGTAACAATTTCTGGGATCTCGTTTTCCAAACCATACGCCGAACCCAGCGCGGGCATCGGACTTTCCATTGTTAGAGCAGGCACCATCCGTGTAAACTGTTATTTCATCGTTGTTTGATATAGTTACATTTTTTATTTCAGGTTCTCGTTTTTCAATAATTTTTTGTGTTTTTATATTTCTTCTGATAACAAATCCGTCCATATTATATATAAAAAAAAAATTAATTTTAAGCTAATTTTTTTTTAAAGTAAAATTTAATCTTTTTTCATTTATATTGTGAGTTATAATAAATTATTTCATATATTTTATCAACTTTTCCATATCATCGGTAATTAAAATATCAATATTTTCAATATTTTTTAAATTTTCGTTTGTAAAATTTTTGTCAAACAAAGTATATACCCCCTTTGTCGTTTTATCAATATTTAAATAATGAACAATTTCACCTGGTTCATTTTTGTCATGTGATAATTTATAACATTTTTTAGTATTTATTTTATTTATAATATCGCATATTTCACTGTCAAATGAACTAAAAAAATATTGTAAATTATTGTATTTTTTAATAATATTTATTATCGTGTTACAGTATTTCTTTTTATTTTCGGGATATTTTTTTATTTCAATGTCTAAAATATAGTTTTTATTGTCAAATTGGTTTAAAAGATCAGTTAATAAAAATATATTTTTATCTAAATTCTGTATTTCTCGAAATGTTAAAGTATGTAGTTTTATAGTGTTGATTTCACTATCATGAAAAATAAAAATTTTATTATCTTTTGACATGTTAATATCTAATTCAACGCCCAATTTAAATTTATTTAGAGAATATTTAAAAATCTCACAAAGCGATTCTATGGAATTTTCTTTATAATTATTTTTAATAATACCTCGATGCGCTAAAATCATTTTCATATTTATTTTAATAAAATTAAATAAAATAAATATTACCAAAAAAATAATAGGTTATTATTTCCCTACTAAAGTTTGTTTTGCTAAAATATTATACATACAACCATCAAGCTTATACGCATTTTCCAACCATAAAGGAATAAATTTCAATTTTAAAATATTAATTGCCTTTTTATATTGTTTTATCTCTCTTCTAATAACACAATAAATTCTATAATCAATTCCAAAAATATCAAAACACTTCCATGATCCATATTTTGTATCTCCTTCTTCAATATCGGGTATATATTTTAAGAGTATATCATCTATAAATACAGGTAAAACATCATATACACATATGTTTGGCAATATATATTTTCGCAACTGTTTCCCAGATGGACCGTATGTTGTTCTTGTATTTTTAAACATTCTTTTGGACATATTTATTATTGTTTTATAATTTTATAATTTTCTACGAGTTTTGATTGATTTTCTACGAGTTTTGATTGATTTTCTACGAGTTTTGATTGGTTTTCTACGAGTTTTGATTGGTTTTCTACGAGTTTTTTCATGAGTTTTCTTATTATTTTTTTTTCTTTTACCACCATTATGATGGGCATCTTTTTGTCTTCTATAATATCTATGATGGAATTTTCTTTGAGATTGTGCTCCTAAGCCTGTTTTTGTTAAATCAGACACAGGTGTTTCTTCAAATTGTGCTATTCGATCTGTTAAAAACGTAGGAGTTCTGGTACGTTCACTAGCAACTCCCATTCGCTGAGTTCTTCTTCTTGCTCTTAAATTTTTATTTTGTCTTCCAATGTTTTTTGCTATTTCTGATGTATGTGCTCTTTTTCTTCCAACATCAGCTATTTGTTCTGATAATGGATTTTTACCCATCGTGGCTTCCTGGTATCTCTCTCTCCAAGGCGACCACGAGGGGAAGAAAGGGACGTCGTATACCCGCATGTTGAGATCGTACACACCTCTGTCGAGATTATATCTTGCGGCTGCTACCGCCGCCGGTCCTCCTGGTCCATGTGGTCCGATTATAAGTTGGGGTCCCTGTCCTGGAATTCGCACTCTGTAAAGCTGCCCCATGTAAGGTACACCCCCTCTTTCCCAACCTCCTAAACTTATATCTTCGTTTCTTACGGGTTTTACAGCTCTTCTACTAGAAAGTCGAATAGTTTTTCCTTCACCAATTGCTTTTCTATCATCATATTCTTCATCCTCCTCCTCTTCTTCCTCCTCCCCCTCTTCTTCCCAAAACCATTTTGACGTGCCTGGTATTCTTTCACCAAACTCATCTTTTAAAGATGGTTGTCTTAGATTAAAATAAGCTAAACTACTTTTAATTTTCTTGTCATTTGATTTTTTGTTATTCCAATTACTCATATATATATAAATATAAAAAAATTGAAATTAAAATTTCTTATTTTATAATAACCATTAACATATAATATCCATGTCTTCCTTGACACAAAATAAAACGACCGAACTTATGAGAGAGCTTTCCGTTGAGTTACAAGCAACAGTTAAATCTATACATAACTTCAAATCTAGTAAAAATCCGCGCGGAAGTGATGGTATGATTTACCAACAAATAAATTTATCAATTAATAATAAATTTGGATATGTATACAAAATTTTACAACAGCAGCAAGAAACTATTAAACAAAATCAGAAAACTATCGAAGAACAAAAAGAAGTTATTGAGCATCTTTGGGCTTGGGCTGAGGAAAAAGAAAGCGCTGAAATGTCGGAAAAGGACGATTGCGAATACGATGACAATGAGACCGTTTCAATCATGACGCCTGGACTACAGGGGTATCTAGAAGGTGATGATGCCAAATACATTGATTACGCAAACTTTAAACTTTGCGATGAGTATTGTGGAGAAAGAGTGGGATTCACATATCTAACGACAGGTGCCGGACCACATGGATCAGGGTATTATGCTCTAAAGGAATAAAATATATTTCATTGAAAATTGAACTTTAAATTTCAACTATTTTTTTGTATAAAAATGGATCGTCCTGAAATTATTGTTGTAGATATTGATAAAAAAAACACATTTCAAAATGAAGCATCTGTATATGTTACCGATAATTTAGACGATGAACTCGCCAAACGCAAGATAACTTATTGTTTAGCTATGTTAATTATTAGTGGTTTTATTTTATTTTACTTGTTAAGATGATCTAAAATTCCTAAAATTATTTTTTCTTGATCTGTTAGCTTTTGAAATATAATACATTCGTCAAATTTAATTTGGAATATTCGATTTAAATTATTGCGGCATTTAATTTGTATTTGATTTTTTATAATTTCAATGGAGCATATATGTCCTCCATTTGTAAGATTGATTTTTTCTGGATTTTTAAGTGGTATCCATCGTATATAGTAGCCATATTCTAGGTCATTCATGTCCCTAACATATCTATATTGTTTTAATTTTTTATGAGTGTCTTTTAATTTCTCTCTTGTAAACTGTAATTTTTGTAAAATATTATTTTTGTATTCTTTTATTTTCCCATTTGTTAGATCCATAATAGACCCGTTTGATTCATTTTCCAATGCGTTCATTAAATCATGAGAAAGAATTGGTGTTGTTGTCATTATTAAATGCTATATAACATAGTATAATATTTAATATTCAATATTCAATTTAAAATATTATATTATAGCATAAGCAATGTATAAAAAAATAATATCCAATCCAATAACAGGTAAATTATTTCTTAAAACAAATATAAAAAATACCCCTTTGGTAATTGACAATTTTTTTCCAAAGCATGTTAAAAATACAAGAAACACACGATCCGAAATATTTGAAAAAATCAGTAAAACCTACGAAAATATTACAGACGAAGAATATTTTGTTAAATATAGTCAAACCTAAAAAAAGGAACTAAAGAAAGTGTTCGTAAAACAACAAAACAAATAAAAAAAAAACTTTTTCGAAAAAAATCGATTTTGGACATTTGAAATGTCCAAAATCGAAAAAAAACGAAATGAATTATTTTTTTACTTGTTTTGCTTTTGCGTTTTACTACAGTGAGTAGTGAAAAAATAACAAATTTATTTAGGAAAACATACTACATGACTTAAAAAAAGGCACTAATTACTAAAAAAAAATAACAATTTAGGGGTTTTTTTTGTTATCCATATATAGATGAAAAAAAACCCCAAAAAAAACCCCAAAAAATATTATTGTGAAAAATGTGACTTCTCTTCTAACAACAAAAAAGATTTTTCTCGTCATTTATCCACTACAAAACACAAAATGGATAACATGGATAACATGTTGGATAACATAAAAAACCCCACACCATTCTTCGTGTGTGAATGTGGTAAGAAATATAAGTTTCGCAGTGGGTTATCAAAACATAGGAAAAAATGCTTAGAATACTCAAGGGACAATAAATATAAAAAAGTCACGAAAATCCAAACCATATGTAATGACGACGAATTTGAAAGTACAAATAGCGTTACCGCCCAAATGTTTAATAAAGTTCTTCAGCAAAATAATGTTTTAATGGAAAAATTGGTGGAACTTTCCAAAGAAAAAAAAGTAATAAATTATCAAAATTGTAATAATAAAAAGATGACAATCAACGTGTTTTTAAATGAACAATGTAAAGATGCCATGAATCTAACGGATTTTGTAGAAAATGTGAGAGTTTCCTTACAAGATTTGGATTATACAAAAGAAAATGGGTATATAGATGGTATTAGCAATATATTTGTGAAACATTTGAAGGACATGAAGCCAACCGAAAGACCAATTCATTGTTCAGATAAGAAAAGATTACAATTTTACGTAAAAGACTCAAATGTTTGGGAAAAAGATAAGTGCCATGAAAAGATTGATAAATCCATACAAGACATCACTATTAAGCAAATAAAACAAATAAAACAGTGGGAAAAATTAAATCCTGGATATCTTGAAAACGAATGCTTGTTAAGTGAGTGGCATTCAATGGTTAAAGAAATGATGGGTGGAGGTGAGCAAGTTGAATGTATTAAAAATTATGAACAAATTAAAAAATCTTTGTCTTCAACAACAGAAATCAAAGGTGTTTTGTTGGAAGACGGAGAGAAATAAAAAAGAAATACATTTTATTGCGTTTATTAATATATAAATAAATTTAATTATATTTATATATTGGTTTTAATGTCATTTTTAAAAATTATAGGGGCATTTTTATTTTTAACATTTTCAAATGCATCATATTTATTTAACAATAAATCATATATTAATTATACAGATATACCAACAACCACATTTTCAAATACTAATAATTTGTATCCGTCAGTTGCCTTCGGTTGTTCTTTAGCTGACGATAGTGGAAATTTATATTTAGTTTCATCTACATATCAATTTTCAAATGTGAATTATCTTAATCAACAACAAAAATGTACACGATCAACCAAAAATGTAGAAGTTTTAAAATATAATAAAGAAACCAATAATTTTTCTGGATCATTATTAATTGGTCAGAAAAATCAACAATACCCAAATGCTATTGGTGGACCAGGTGGCGATAATATTATTTCTTGTGGATACGATAAAATTTCTAATATTTTGTATTATATTTCTTCCAATAATTATAATTGCGAGTCATCTCATAATTTGGATAGTTCTATTGTAAGAATAAACACAACAAATTTTAATTATATAGACAGAACATTGCTAAAAAATATAGCTAATATACCAAAATTTTCAGAGAATTCGTATTATGATTATAAATATATACACGCACCTTCGTCTAGTATAGTTATTGATGGAGATAGTATATGGATATCATTTGGAACATACTCCACAGGTGTTTGGAGATTAAATATAACAAGTCCAGATATTATACTACTGGATAGTTATCAAAAAAAAATTACAGTTCAAATGTCGGAAATGACAGGTTCGGGAACGACAAATACATAT